ATCGGGGCTTCTGGGTGCCTTCAGCATCTATATAATAAACGCGTTCTTTGAACCCAGAAACCAAGTTGTCAACGTTCTTCGAGAAAGGATGGACTGGCTGTGCACCCAACGAGTGCACCGCCCGATAAAAGACTCCCGGTCTGTACCGCGTGGGCATCCATCGGCGGACAACCATCCGCCCATGATCCGGGGCTGGAGAATGGTATGTCACACACTCGGTTGGCCAGCGGCACCACTACTCTACACTATCCGTACCATATTTCCCAATACGACGTGCTTCTGCACGCAAAGCGCGCTGTTCCAACGCTTGTTGCGTCTGCCAAAACACCATTGTCGTCATCCGAGGCAACTCACGTTCAATATCCACAGCACGCATACCGTGTTCCTTCATCATCCTAACCATGAAATCTCGAGCAGCATCCTCATTAGTAGCAGTCGCAGGTCTGCCATTATAACGGAGACGCGCTTCAGCAACGACGTGACTCGTGTACGCACCAAGCCCGTTATAACCATCATACGGGCGATAGTGGTACTTCTTGCGTCTGACCGCAGGACCACGAGTGGATGGTTTGTGAATCCCAGTGGATGGCGCTGAAGCCGAAGTTCCGACGTCACCACCGTCCACAGTGCTTCCACTCCCATCCACACTACCATCCGCGTCGTAAGCGAGAAAATCATGTGCCTCACCTGGGATGCAATCTCGGACATCAAACTTGACATCTCTTGCATCATCGAGAGCATCTGGGATTCCAGATCTAACATCGATAGCCTCACGCGCCTTGTCAAGGAAAGACTTCCTGACATGGCGGTAAGCACAAATGGATGCCCTGACGCCAAAATACGCCCCCACTCCGGCGGCACCAGTGAGCAGCAATGCCCCCGCGGCCTTGGAAACCACAGCAGCACACGCCGCACGCCTTGCAGCCTTAGCGAGAGCCGCTCTCCGGGCAGTTGCCTTGCCTATGTCCAAATCGTCGAGCAACTGAGACACTTGTTGACAACGATCTACGATGAAATCGGCCAGTACAGAAGCCATTTGGTCCCCTTCTCCGCCTGTACGAATGGCAGTTACTAAGACCCCGACTCCACTAGAAGTTGCAGCTTGG